ATGCCGCCGATGCCGCCTATGCCGCTGCCGATGCCGCCTATGCCGATGCCGCCTATGCCGCTGCCGATGCCGCCTATGCCGCCGCCGCCGATGCCGCCTATGCCGCCGGTGCCGGAAATATAATTTTGATTAAAATATTAAAATACGGGTTGAAATTAATTCCTTATGACTCCACAAGAACAAAGCGAGGCAACAAAGAAACTGACGGGTCTCCAACATGAGCTTGATGAACTCAGGCGGTGCCCGCAATATGAACGGTATATCGAGCAAAGAAAGCTTGCATCGCTTGATTCCAAATTCGCAATCATTGATCTGTTTTTAATGTTAGGGATATTGAAATGAAAAAGTTTAAAAGAATTCGACTTTACCTTCACAAGGATTGGCGTGGAATTAAATTTTTTATCGGATATACTCTTATGCTAATTGAGCTTGGATTTATTACAATCTCTTGGTGGACAAAATGATTGAGGCCGATAGAATTCTTGCTTTTTGCAGAGACAACAAATATACTGAAATAGACAGCGCGACTGTTGCTTGTTATGTTCTGCGAACCTCATTGCCAATCGTCTCATTAGCATTCGCCTCACTCGTCCGTGATGGTTTGGCAAAATACAAAGACGAGAAGGAAACGGTAATTGAAATTTTACAGGAGAAAAAGCCATGAATTGCTTACTTTGTCGAAAAGTATTATGTGACAGCGGCTTTGACGGGTTGCCAGAGGTGGAGCTTGTCAGACTATTCAAATTGATGTGCAAGGATTGTGTCCAACACGTCCTGGTGTACCTTGATATTGTTAAGGAAATAAATCAAGTCGTATAGCCACATACACGCCTGACATGCTGGCCGATCTTCTGCGAATGGGATATTGCGCGGCGGGTTTAAGAAACCGGGTCGGCCAGCAATTTTAACTTGGAGAAAGAAATGAACTTAATAGAATATCTAATTAAGGCTAAACCAACCTATAACTATATCGGTAACATTGGTGGCAAAATAAGGAATGCAAACCGGCGCGGTTCTCACAAACTTGGAGAGCCAGGAACGCATTCGCGCAAAAAGTTGCCAAAAGCAGTTAAGCCGCTTATTTATACAGGGAGAAAGAAATGAAAGAAAAAGCAAAAGAGAAAAACTACAGAGTTTGGTTTGGCAAAATACAAAGACGAGACGGAAATGGCAATTGAAATAATAAGTGAGAATGAGAATGACAGCGAATCAAATTAGAGGGATTTTAGAACCGCTGTTTGTAGAGTATCCGGTAAAATTTACAGTTTATCGGAAACCCAGTTATTCTTGTCTGTTTCACACAAAGAGGATTCCCGCAAAGGCTTTAAAATGCAAAGGAATACCTACGACGGTATGGTGTGGCAAGAGAGGGATAATTATTCATTTTAAAAAATGTTTTATAAATAGGAAATATTTCGGAAAGGCGGCTTTCTTTTCAAAAGACATTCGTTGGCAATACTTACCTATAGACTGGATAAATATATCCGATCTATTATTCAGAAAACTTGAAAGTGGACAAAAGGCGGTGAGCGGTTACGCTGCCATAAATCGCGAACTATAATTGATTGGATTTGGCTGTCCACTTTCAAATTTTACAGGAGGAGCTATGAACTGCTTAATATGTAAAGGGATTCTCTGCGACAAAGATTTTGACGAGTTACCGGAAGGTCGGATCGTCCACTTTCTTATACGAATATGCCCTGATTGCGCTCGTCATGTCCTGGTATATCTGAATCTCATTGAGGAAAACAATCAAGTTTCGTAGCTCACTGACTGACCCCTGGCTGGATGGTTTCTTTCCTTTCTGTGCTGTCTGGCCAGGATTTTATATCAAACCTTAAAAAATAACTTGACAAGAATGTGAAAGTTTCTTATACTTGAAAAGTCATTAAAAGAATAGTTTTCATGCAAGAAAATTCTAACATAGCTATAAAGCAAAAGCCAGGTCAATTGATCGGGGAACTATTCCTTTTAATGACAACCTGGCTTTATTATTTTTAGGACACACTATGAACATTCCTTTACATTCCAGAAAATATCCCGATTTGAATGCTGTTATTGATGATGAGGACTATGAACTTGTATCTCAGTATAGATGGTACCCGAGGTGGGATAAAAATTCACAATCATTTTATGCTATGGCAGGTATTAAGAAAAACAACAAATGGGTAACGATGATGATGCACAGATTAATTTTAGGATTAACTAATCCTAAAATATTATGTGACCACAAAAACCACAACGGCCTCTTTAATGTCCGATCAAATCTTAGAATTGTTACTAACCAACAAAATATGATGAACAGACAATCACGAATTGGTACTTCAAGATATAGGGGCGTTTATTGGAAAAGAGAAACGGAAAAATGGGCAGCTCAAATTGGATATAATAAAACAAAAACTCATCTAGGTTATTTCGATAATGAAATCGACGCTGCGCGTATCTACAACAAAAAGGCCAAAGAGCTTTTTGGTGAATATGCTTATCTGAACAATGTTTAGAGGAAAATATGTCAGACAATAAATTACATTTAGGCCATAGTCCGATAACTGGGAATATTTATCTCGGCAGACAATCCGGGAATCATTGGGCTGGGGAAAAGCGGAATGTGACAAGTGAATTTCTTGAGATACTTTTGCAGAAATTTGAACCTGGAACCATACAAAACATAGCAATTGACGGTGAAAATAAATATCGCGTGTTTGTGGTAGGGATGGATGAAAAAATCACAATTAACGGAAAGACTGTGTAATAATCAGAAAGGGTAAAATTATGTCAATATCGAAACAAGAGATTTTGCAGATTGTCGAGATTTTCCGGCACGATAGGTGGTCCGATTGGAAAAACATAGGCTGCTTAAAAGTACAATGGTCTTGGGCTGCAAAACAGCTTGAGAACAGTTTCGAAACTAGAAACGATGAAAGGCTCGCCCTTTTGAAAGCTATTCAAGACTGGTACGATGCTGATAAAACGGAAATTGATCTGGTGGCAGAATATGAACGAACTGCCTAAAACAATCCAGTGCCCTCTTTGCGGAGAGGCAATTGAGACGCTGTACAATCACGGTTTCACGGTCTGGCACTATCCCAATCACATGATTACGATGAATATCTACGGCGATATTATAGTCAAATGCCTTAAATGTTCCGATCCCATTTTGCAAGATGCCGGTTCCAGCCTCATTCCTACTGCAAGCTTGCAATATGTACAGTTGCCGGAAAAACAAAACAAACGAGACAAAGAGGAAACACATGGAAGATTTTGTGAACAAAGAAACTGGTGAAGTTTTAACACCAAACTTACCAGTAAAGTTTCAAACAAGTTCCGAAGCGATAATTATCAATCCATATCAGGATATTGCCAAAGCTCCTTTTGCTGAGGAAGCACAAAAAGTTCTTGGAACTAACATTGATGAAAACGATGTGGAAATAAAGCCGGATGGAATTATTTACTTGCCGGGTGTGAAATATCGGAATGTACTCCATAAGGCATTTGGCCGAGGAGCCTGGGCTTTGTTGCCTAAGAATACATATATTGACCAAGAAGCCAGTATGGTGTTTTATCATGGTTCTTTATTTGTCAATGGTCAATTTGTGTCTGAGGCAATCGGCGAACAGCAATATCACAAAAACAATCCGAACATGAGTTATGCAACAGCTTTGGAAGGCGCGAAAACGGACTGTTTGACTCGTTGTTGCAAAGACTTGGGTATCGCTAATGAATTGTGGGCGCCTCAGTTTATCCGGCGGTGGAAAACCAAGTATGCTATTGAAATTTGGTGTGTTGGTGCCGAAAACAGTAATAATGCTGGAAAAAAGAAAAAACTGTGGCGCAAGAAAACAGACCCTGCATTCGAATATCCTTGGCAAGAGCAAAACAAGCAATCCCAAAAACAAACAGAAAAACTAAAGAATGAAAAGGAAAATCCAATTCCAAAAACACAATCCCCCATTGATGGCAACGGGAAAAAGGCTTTAGGAATTGCAGCGTCTCAATGGACAAATTTATGCAAGATGGCTTTAGTTTGTAAAGACCCAGACGGCAAGGTCATGGGATCAAATATACTTTTTGAGACTGCCAAAAAACTTTATGGCGTGAAACTGGGAACCGATCTCACAATTCAGCAAGCCGAAAAAATTGAGGCTGAGTGGTTCAAGGCTTGGGAAAACGGAACCTGGGACACAATTACAAATGAGGTGAAAGATGCCGAACCCGCTGAAATTAGTTGAACTTGATAATGAGTATTTGGATTTGGTCGAGCAGTTGCAAGAAGCCGAGGGCGTATTGTCAGCCGACCTTGAAAGGCGCCTTGACGAGATCACTGCGATGCAAGTGCAAAAGGCGGACACTTACATTATGGCGATGAAAAACTTTGAGGCTATTTCCATCAAGGTTGACGAAATGAAACAGAAATTTATGCGGCAATTAAATGCCATAAAGCGAGAACAAGAACGATGGAAAGATGCGATGCTGTTGCATTTAGAACAGACTAGACAAGATTTTGTGATAGGGGAATTTGGAAGAGTGCGCAAGATGTTTTCACAAAAGGTTGATGATGATGTTAGGCCGGAAGATATAGACCAAAAATATCTCAGATATTCAATCGTCATCAGTGGCGTTTCTCTTGAAATGGTCGAAAAGCTTTTTATCGGTTTTGATCACCGCGTTAGCGTAGATATTGATAAGCAACAGATTCTTGCAGATTTACGAGCGGAATTAAATGTTATGCCAAAGCCGATTCAGGAAAAGGTCAAACAAGGCATGGCAAAAGGAGAGCCATTTGCACCGGAGAACATCCCTGGCGCCCGAATGACAGTGACGAAATTTGTTAGAGTGTTTTAAAATAAAGGAGAATACCATGTCAACCGTTTTAGAAACCTTACAAAATGCAGAATGTAATTTCAGTTATAGAACTACCGTTTCTACCGCAATTGGCCGAGAGCAACTTTCAAATGCTTTAGGATTGCTGGAAAAGGTTATTCAATTCACGACAAAGTTGAAACATTTTTAGAGATTTACGGGACGATTGAAAACGTTCCAAAGAAACAAGATTTGGCGGAATCTAATGAGTTCTAAAATCCATTACGAACATCCAGATCGAGTCATTACTGGATGCGGATTAATTGATTTGTTAAAACCAGGTCAGAAAATCCGCGACTTTAATATCAGTGCCGATCCCGATTGCGTGACCTGCAAAAAGTGTCAGAAACATATCAAAAAGCACAAGATAGATAAAGATGAAAAAGACCTGTAAACGATGTGTAGCATTGGAATGGCGTGTGTGGTCAATTCGTTGCGGGTTAGGCTATCCTATTAGTGACAAAAAATGGTTTGGTGTACCATTAGTTGATTGTCCAAAACCGTTGACTAATTTAAAATGGCTTGAATCCACACGCTATAAACGACCTAAAACAAAGAAAATTATAAATGAAATTTCTTTGCGACGCTAAAAAGTTTTATGAATCCATAGCCAATGGTGAAGACCGCGAGATGTTCTGTAAGGAATATGGAAAGCCAGAACGTTTTGAAAGAGGCATACAAGTATCTTTGCCCAATGCGAAAACACTCACTCAGAACGGCGCAATCTGGCGCGATTTTGAGATTGTCGGCAATTTGCTGTTTTGCAACAAGGAATATGTTTACTACGCTTTGCTTAAAGCCGATGAATTCCAGGACATTTGGCTTGATAGAATAAATGGCAAATGGATATTTCATACTCTTTCCATGCTTGACAAAGAGTCAACGGCATTATTCATCATTCGTTACCGTGAATTTTTGCAGGCAAAAGTCAATGAATCTTACGGTGAATGGATTCCGATTGATTGGAGTAAAAGAGAAGAGATAGGAGAGATGAAATGATAATAAAAATAAACGAATCAAATTTTGGTTTCTATTTTATGCTGACACCAGAGACCTTAGAAGATGCCGCAAGTCTTTTGAGAATGGCAAGCATGGCTAAAAGAGAATCAATTAGAGTTACAACCTCTTTTAATAGCGACATTAATTGTTGGTTCACTATATCAAAGAAACTTGCGTCGGTTAAGACCTATATAGACAATGAGAAAAGATAGGCGGCCAGGATAATCCACAAGAATAAAATCCCTGGATAGGGCTAAAGGAGAATGATAACGAGGTCAATAGCGCCCTGGCCGTCTTGTTTTTAGGAGAATCAAAATGAAAAAAGTTTTATTTGTGGTTGCTTTGTTGTTAATGTCATGTGGTGATTGGGAAGATGCGAACGGCCAGCAACATCACGGGGTTAGTGTTTGTGGTATTATAGATATAACCTGCTTGGTATCGTTTGCAGGATTTTTAATCACACGGAAAATAATGAGGCGGCAAAATTATGCAGGACAACTAAATCGACGACCGACTTAGAGAGCGCAGAGTAGTGCCAAATGTAATCGTAACTTATCAAAGAGGAGATCCCCGATGAAAGCAATTATGTATTGTTGTGTAACAATTATACTTGCAATTTGTTTGTTAGTATTTTTTTCGTCTTGTTGCAGTACAGAACCAAGCGCTTCGGTTACATCAAAATATACCGATCAGATTACTTTGGCAATTATCGCTGCAGGATGGAAGATTGCTGGTGCGATAGTTATAGCGGCAATTATTAGAGCTGTTTTTAACAAATAAAGGAAACAAACACATGAGGAATTTATTAATATTAATTTTGGCTATTTGTTTTATCGGGATAGGTTTTGTCTTGTTTAATTGTGACGAGCCAGAAACAGATAAGACCGGTTACGAATCATCATCCCCGCCAAAACAGCAAGATACAACATCAGCCGCACCGTCTAAATTACATCCACCGGCAACTCCTCCGCCGCTGACAGAGGAACAGAAACTCCAGGAGATAAGGAAGCGGCAAGAAATGGCTCGGAAAACGGAGCAAGAGCGCCCGGCGGAATATGAAGGGAAAAAGTAATGAACTTAAAAGATAAAGTAAAAATTCTGCCAGGTGAATACTTGTCTGTCCCAAACGAAAAGGAAAATTATATTGGGCAGATCGGATTTGTAGTCGGGCTTGGAGAGGACTATGTTCGAGTCAAGTTTTCCGATGGTGAATGGTGGGATTTCCAAGAGATGGATTTGGAGTTAGTAGAATGATAATGCAGGGCTAAGGACTCAAAGTCTTACGGTCTGTGAAGGTCAGGCCCCTGCTCCATTTTTAGAAAGGAAGGAATGAAATGGACGAGTTGTTGAATGCCACTGAAATAATTGCAGAACAAATAAAAAAGCAAAGACTTGGACTTGAAAGTTATATCTGTCGTGAAGATTGGAAGAACGCGGCAGAGCAAGCAGCATATATTGCTGGAATGCAGCGTTCTTTGAATTTATTGCTGGCACTAGTAAACCGGCTGAGAAGGAAAGAGTAAATAGCTTGTGTTGTCCCTGAGAAAACGACAAAGAGGCAACTTATTGAGCAAGCCCAGAAAGCCAATGAGAGACTAACCTGTAAATTATATTTCGGAGAGTAAGAGATGAAAAGTATGTTTGATGCAATGATGGAGGGCACACAAACAAACAAAACCAGGAATGAATGCACCTGGAAAGAGGAACTTGATCCAGGCGGCGATAGAATAGCATATCAAACGGATTGCGAGAATGCTTTCGCGTTTGACAATGGGACTCCAACAGAGAATTGTTTTAATTATTGCTGTTTCTGCGGACGGAAATTAATAGAGCAAGCCGCCCAAAAGCATACAATAGATACGGATACCTGGGAAAGTCTTGGAGTTAGTTTTGTAGAAATTGAGCCAGATCACAGCGAAGGTAAGTAATGAAATTAACTAAAAAACAATTACAGGCATCTTTGACAGGATTGGCAAAAGCAAACAATAAAGCAAGGGTATATCGTGATTTAATTCATCAACATTGTATAGTTGTATATGGTGTTGACCCATCAGAAATAGACAACGATGACTTTATTGATGCTTGTGATGGGGGATGTGGTATAGCACCAGGAATGACAGTGGATGAATTTGATGAAAGCATGAAACAATCTTTTTATTCCGACACTGGTAACGAGATAAAGAGTGATGTCAACAAAGAAAACACTTGACTTTTTTATAGAGATATGTTATTTTGACAAAGCGGAATAAAAAGGTTTTCAGCGGCCTATTTGATCAGATATGAGCCTGTTTTTCATTAGGCTTTTGGTAATCCCTATCTGATCAGGGAACGCTGAAATGCCGAAAGCCTAATGAAGGATGGGCTTTTTAATTTTAGGAGAAATCAAAATGGGCAAATTTATATATTTGTTAACATGCGGGGATGGTTCCGATGGTAATGAATGGGAATTAATCAGTATCCATTCTACTTTTGAATTGGCTACAGTTGCTAAAGAAAAATATGAAGCACCGAAAACACGGGATGATGGAAGTACATACAACTATGAATCTTATATAGAAGAATGGGTTGTTGATAAATAGCCGAACATCTGAAATTGGACTTTTTTATTTTGGAGATATAAATGGGACGAGAAAATTGTCTAATGAACACAATAATGGACGGAGTTGTTTATTGCGATCACTTTGATTTTTGTTCTTTTGAATGCAATAAAATTAAAAAATGTCCCTACGGTCTGGACGATGACGAAGAATATGACGATGAAGATTGTGAAGATAATAATGATGACGAAGATGATGATGAACGTTTTAAATTATATTCTTAGTTATGCGACAAGGAAAAAACGGCCATGAAATCCCGATCAGAAAGTAATGGTGATGCTTGGCAGGTGCATGGGTTCAACTCCCATGACGGCCTAGAGCCGGACGGACGTGTGGGTTCAAATTCCCCGCAAGCTCTCAAGCTTTGTCGCATAACTTATTTATGAGGTAAATCCATGACAGAATTAGAGCTTTTAAGGCATGCTGTACAAATTATTAAAGGCGGGCGTGGAGACGCAATATTTGATATTTATTACAAACTTTCGTCTGATATGAAACCAATCAGAGAAAGAATTGAGGAGATTGAGAGAATTGAAAGAATTGAAGCATACACTCAAAGTGATGTCAAATTCGAGTTAATGTTAATTGGTATTGATCAGAATAGTGGCAGTTGGGATGACTACGAGAAAGCAAAAAAGCGAATTTTCGGAGCATGGTATATTAATCCAAAGATTTATCAACAGCAAATAAAGTGGATAACGGAATACATCGGAGTTTGAAACAAGAAAGGAAAGCAGCGATGATTAAAGACAAACAAGATTTTATTGATATGATAAAATCGTTTATGGGACAGGCATCAATACTCACAATCCCCAAAGAATTAATTCATTATTGTGAGGGTGATATAAATTCAGCGCTTTTATTATCTCAATTAATTTATTGGCAAGACAAAATTAAAAACAAAGAGGGATGGATTTATAAAACGTACAAAGACTGGGAAGATGAAATATGTTTAAATGAATATCATATCAGAAAAGCAAGAAAATATCTTGAAAGCAAAGGAATTCTCGAAACACAAATAAAGAAAGCGAATGGTAATCCAACAGTGCATTACAAGTTAAATATAGATAACTTTTCAGATTCGTTTCTTCAAAATTTAAAGAAACGAATCTGTAATATTTCAAGAAACGTTCCTTTAAATAATGAAGGAACTATAATACATAAAACTACTACAGAAACTACAACAAAAATTAAACCGGACGATAAAATATTTTATCTTGATGGAGAATATGAAAACGATCTTTTCAACAAACTAAAGACTATACTCAAAATGCCGAAACTGATACTAACAGAAAACAGGAGGCAGATACTAAGAAAAGCAAGGACACACATACTTATCGGCGGTGGGGGGATAATAACAGCGGCAATGAACCTTTCCAAATCGGATAAATTTTCTTACAAAGACAAAATGCACATTGATTACTTGTTACACCCTTTCAACTGGGCAGAGAACATAACGCTATGGATGGCAGGTGGACCACCTTCAAAAGACAGTGATAATGGGCAAGAAATAGAACGGAATGGCAGAACAATGAAAGGTAAATATCAAGTTGTCAATCCCCAATGTACCACATGATGAAAAAGCTGAACGAGAGGTTCTCGGATGTGCTTTGCTTGATAACGGAGCGGCAAATTTACTAATAGGTGAGTTATCGCCAGAGGATTTTTGGTTGTCAAAAAACAGAATAATATACAATGCTATTGGTGCAGTTCTTATGAACGGGCTGAGTGTTAATTTAGTATCTGTCCGGGACGAATTAATTAAGTCTGGCGATTTAAAGATAATAGGTGGATTCAATTACTTGGACGAATTGATTCATCCAATAGCATCACCTGAAATAATTCAGAGCAGTCTTGATATTGTCAAAGACCGATCTGTTTCAAGAAAGATAATAACTGTTTCCGACAAGATGAAACAGGATGCTGAATCAGTATCAAAAACATCAACTGAAATACTTTTAGAGGCAGAAGAAACATTGTTTTCTGTTTCAAGAGAAAGTGGAGAACGTGGATTTGTTAAGATAGGGAAAGCATATTGGGACACAATAAAAGAGCTTGAAATTTTACATCATTCGGACGAGGCACTTGCTGGACTACCCTACCCTATAAACTATCTTAACCATTTAACGAAAGGGATGAAAAAGCAACAATTGATAATTATTGGTGGGGATACAAGTCACGGTAAAAGTGCATTTGCTCAAAATATATCTTTGCATGTTGCAAGAAAAGGATATAAAGTAGCATATTTCAGTTTTGAAATGAGCGCAATTGATTTGACTTACCGTTGGATATGCCAGATAGCACAAGTTGATTCAATTTATGATGACAAACACACAAAATACAGTGATGATGATTGGCAGAAAATAATCAAAATTAATATGGAGAAATATGGAATTGTAATATATGATGACCCTGGAATCAACACAGCTAAAATAATAAACAAGTCAAAGAGATTAAAGAAAACAAACGGAATTGATCTCTTTGTGTTTGATTATCTACAACAAATCGAACCAACTGGAAAGTTTGGAACAAGAGCAGAGGCGGTTGGTCATATCACAAGAGAATTAAAAAAGCTGGCCAAAATGCTTGATCTCCCTGTAATAGCTATCAGTCAACTAAAAAGGAAAACCACAGCAACGCAGCCAGACCTCCATGATTTGCGAGAATCGGGTTCAATTGAGCAAGATGCAGATGTGGTACTTTTCACATACTTGCCTGAAAAAATTGATGATAATGATTCGTCTGAACAACAAAATGCAGAAATCATTTTAGCGAAACAAAGACAGGGGTCAAGAAACAAGACAATATACGTTGGTTATTATGGCCCGCGTTATGAATGGCGCGATATTGATAAAGGTAAAAAAATAGATTAGCTCAAAAGGCATTAAGTGAAAAAAAATAGCGATCACATTATAATAAAGGATGATATGGAATGAATAAATCCATAAAAGATAGAATCTGTGAGTTTGCCGATCGTTTCTGGCAATCGGAAACGCTTGAAAAGATAATCGTAATAATTTGCTCATTATATTTCGCTGGGCACATTCTGGTCGCAATAGTGAAAGGATGGATATAATGGACGAGTTCTTAGAATATGAAAGGGGAACTCCCGCTGCTCTTATTAAGATAATTTGTAACAGATTGAAAGACGAAAAGGTATTGCTTTATGACAGTAACATCGTAAACAAGTTGCGGAGCATGTCTAGGCAGGAATTAAACCAAGCGCTTGCGTTCGGTGATGTGACCGAATGGCACAATGAAAGAATAAGGGAGAAATCTGATGTCCTGCGATAAATACTGGTTATGCCACAAACCGGAACCAATCTATTTTTATGATGGGAAAGTTATTAATGGCGAAACTGTTTATTGTTTGTGCACTTTCCCAGAAAACAATGGAGATGAAAAGCTTGACACAACAGATGTCCGTTCATTTGCTCTTTTGGGTGCTGCGGTTGCATTAATGCAAAAAGGCTACATCCATCAAGGTGACATTCCTGGCTGTTTACCCAGATGGGTTATTGATGAAATAGACAGAAATTTGCGACCGATAGATCAAAGGAACAAAACCGATGCAGTATCCCAAACAAAAACAGACCCAGCGGAAATACAATAAGGCGATAGTCGCAAGACTGGACGCAAAGTTCAGAGTCTTGATTCGCTTGCGTGACGGTTTGAAATGCCGTAGGTGCGGACGGCAATATGAGATGAAAGACGGCAAGATACCGGCTGGCTTACAATGTGCTCATATAAAGAGCCGTCGTTATCACAACACGCGATGGTTAGAGGTCAACGCTCTTGCATTGTGTGGGGGGTGTCATATTCATTTTACTGGCAATCCTAATGAATTTATAAAATGGCTGATTTCGTCGGGAACGCATACCCAGGAATCACTTGATTGGCTTGACCATGTCGCCCAGCCGCCGTATCGTGGTGATCTTGTTTTGCTTGAAATTTATTTAGATCAGGAATTAGGAAAATTGAAATGATTAGCCAGAACGGAAAATATCTTTATGCAAAAGTGGCTTACTCGAAAGGCAATATTTGTTATGAACGAGTGCCAGTAAAGGATTGTGAGGGATGTGATGGATTAGGAAGCCCGATGGAACACTACAATTACTGCGAGATATTCCAGAGCAGAATTGACAACAACGAACCGTGTGATGAATGCAATAGGCTGATAAGAGGCAAGGAGTCCAAATGAGTGACAAATTTATAGACGATTTACCCGACGGTGTTGAATGTCCTCATTGCGGGACATGGCGCAGGATTACAGCGATTGGTAGTATTGATGAATGTACATTTTGTCTGGATGAGGAACATCATCTTGATGATGAAGATGGCATAGAATTGGATGATTGAAATTCTTGACAATTAAGCAAAAAAGCTTATATTAAGTCTCGTAGCATGGTTTCCTCCTGGCGGCGGCAAGAGGAATCAGGAATGATGATGAATTGCCGCCGTTAAATTTTAAAAGGAAAATATTGAAATATATCGTTGCAAAATTTCATGGGGATACATTCATTGCTTTTGAAAAAAGCGATAGAACTCAAGAAAGTTTACGGCGATTGTATTTGTTGTTTTCGGACATAGTGCGGATATTCCACGTACCTAATGCCGAAGATGAAGATGATGCAGTCTTGATCGCCACCTTGCTTGATAAGGCAGTAATAGACATTTCAAAAGATCAAACATTTTATGATACCGACAAAAGCGAGATAACTATCAGATTAAAACTAAACGGGGAAAGGTGGAGTGAATTCAAAGAGAAAACAATAAACGCATCGATGGGAGAATATTTGAGAGTGCGACTTGGTAAAAACAAAGGCAATATTTCTGCTTTCGCTAGGGACGCACATATAAATCGAAAAACGGCACAGCGGCTTATAAATAAATACAAGGAGAATTTAAACTGAAAAAGATCGTTTTGGCAATTCTTTTTCTGGTGGCAAACGTAGACGCAATCATTTTGCACAATTCTGGAAAGGTCAGTTGGCAAGCAAATAGCGAATCTGATTTAGCTGGATACAGAATATTTTGCGGAACCGAAAAGAATATCTGGACAATAATAAATGTCGGGGATACAACAGAATGGACGCTCAATTTTGTTGATATTCTGCAAACGTTTTACGACACTGTTTTTGTCGCGGTGACGGCTTATGACTTGACTGGGAATGAAAGTGATCTTTCTGAAATTGTTTCAGACCTTTTTTGTATGGAGAATAATTTCTTAATGGGGGATGCAAATCTTGATGGTATAGTAGACATTGAGGACTATGTCGCATATCAAAACTGTCAAGGCTATAAGATCGGTCAGGCTGGGTTCAATCCGATATTAGATTTCAACACAGACGGGATTATTGACATAGAGGATTATGATATTCTTAAAAATGTACTATTTGGAACAAAAAAATAACGTAGAAATAATTAGAGCGACACCAAATGAAATGTTTAAAAGTTGTACATACAGGTTTTAAGGGGTTAATAAAATTCCAATGTAGTAGAAATGCAACAAAAGAGGGATATTGTTGGCAACACCATTCCGAAGCGGTAAAACAACGAGAAGAAAAATCGGCCAAACGATTAGAGGCAACGCCATTTTACATGATACATCGTTATTGAAGGAGGAAATATGTTGAAGGTAAAAATCAACAGAAATATAATGACAAATGGAATGGATATTTATTTATACGAAGAGCGTGCGGATGGGAAATTTGCTATTGGACTACCGACAAAATTAGAGTTTGAGGTTGTTGACGATGAAGAGCTTGGTAACATACAAGAACCAACAATAAAACTTAGTGGACACTGGGGGAAACAATTTTTAGAAGCGTTCGCAGAAGCGTTGGACGGTGAGGGTGTCAAAACAAACAAAGATGAAAGAATTGCTGGAACACTTGATGCAACGAAATACCATTTGGAGGATTTACGCCAACTATTAAAATTAGAAGCCAGAAAATCCGTATAACGCTCCGTATGACCTGTGCGGGCAAGGAGGTTAAATGAAAAATAAAAGAGATATTCCGCATCAGGTCGATGCGGTTGTTAGGCCTAAGATCATTTGTCTTTGTGGCTCTACCAGATTTAAGGATGAGTTTGTTAAAGCCAATCTCCGAGAGACCCTTGAGGGGAAGATAGTGCTATCAATTGGTTGCAACATGAGGACAGATAGTGAGATATTTGGGATGACTTCTTCGGATCAAGAAACATGGACAGAGGAGCAAAAAGAGATTAAGCGAAAGCTCGATGAACTTCATAAAAGGAAGATAGATCTTGCCGACGAAGTGCTGGTTTTAAACGTCGGAGGGTATATAGGTAAATCGACAAGAAGCGAGATTGAATATGCCGAGGCTCACAAGAAGCGGATTCGATATTTAGAGGCCTAACAAGCAGATAGACGGCTAAAGAGAGGCAACGGAATGCAACAAATACAAAAAGGCAAAGATTTTAAACTCCATCTTGATATTGAGAATGAGAATCCCTTTCACGGGTTATCGTTCGCGGTGGAGTGGCTTGATCCTACTGTGATAGGATTTAAGCATTACGTTGACGGTGATCTATTTTCAGGTTATGGCGCCGCAGCATACGATTTAATTGTGACGGAAAACACAGGTTTTACCGACAAGAAAAGATACTCCATTATGAAAGTTTTGAAAAAGACAAACGGGAGTATTCCCAAACCAGTGAGCGGCACAAAGCGGGTTGTGTCGTTAGCTTTGACTGCCCTTGCAAAAGGCACTACTAACTTTTACGTAACCGATGGGAAAACGATGCTTTATAAAATTGAGGGGAACGACTATGGTTTGATGGAATCAAACGCCATTGAAACTGAGATTACTGATGCCAATGGAAAGCTGGCATTTCTCAGGCTTTCAATTGAGGTAATTTAAATGGGCGAGGAATTAGAGAAATTCCGGACTAGATGGCGTCGTTGGTTAGGCAATAAAACGCGAATCGGAAAAGTCGACTGGATTACTTTATTGGATTCAAACTGGCTTGGATGGGCAGATGGAGTTATGGCCGACAAAGAGCCAGGATATACTTATCATAACTTGGATTATAAATCAACACGAGAAGAAATAAAGGCTTTATTTTTAAAAGCAATCAATCTTTCGGAGATGGATCACCTTTATGGGCTTGATAGCTTGTATGTTACAGATAAGCTGAAACTTTAAGAGGAAAGACATGGATTTAGAATTCAAACGAGGTGATGTAATAAAATTCAAGGGGTCGGTAATACGTTGTGTTATTGATGCTGTTTTACGGGATGTAGATACGGAAGAACTCATTTTGCGTATTTTTGTTTGTAACTATACTGGGGGAGGAATAATTCATTGCAATCCGCATTTGGTGGAAAAAGTAGAAAGTAAAAATATATGAGTTTTTACCAATTCATTGTAATTCTTTGTACTTTATTCCTTTGTGGAGCAGGGTTTTCGTGGTATGAATGGGCGCGGAGAATGCCAACATCAAGTTGGGGGTATCATCTTTTGCAATGGATACCACTTTTGGGTGGAGCGATATGTTTTTTCATCGCAGGTTATTTAATGCAAGAGGACACGGGATTTGCATTCTTTGGTGTAACAAGCAGTATTTTTGTAAGTCCATGTATCGGATATGTTGTTGGCCGAAAGTTATGGTTTGGGTAAAGATGAATTGAAACAGGTATGGCTGATTTTTATCAAATCAAAAAGCATTTTAAATGTTCCGAGTGTGGTGGAATAGATAACCATGAATTCATCACAAGAGAAAAGAAAACCGACACCATAAAAGAGCAGCAAACTTTTATCCATTGTAAGAACTGTCAACATGAAACTTTAGTAGCGACAACATCAATCAGCCCACCGGAGAATGAGCCAAAGATTTACAAAACACAAAGTCAAAAGGATTTGATAGAGTTTTGAGCACAATTGAGACAATAAAAAAACTACAAGAGGTTGCCGACAAGCGATGTTTGTGCGGGTATAATGATGGGAGCGTTAACAACGTCAAAAAGCCCTGTAACAGTTGCCAGGCAAAGATATTGTTGGATAACATACATGATATTCTGCAAAATTCGATCTGGTTTGGTTTAGTTAAATAAGGAGATAACAATAAAGAGCGATAATAAAATAACCTGGACGAATTCCAGGCGCAAGTTGAGCGAGTTGATCCCGTGGGAGAAGAACCCGCGTAAGATCAGCGAAAAGGAAGCTGCTCGTTTAGAGAAATCACTCTACGAATTCGGGCAGGTACAGACTATTGCCATAAATCCGAATAATGAAATATATGATGGCCATCAACGAAAAGCAGTTTGGGCTATGAGTGAGCGTTTCGGGGCAGATTATGAGGTTGATGTGCGCGTTTCGTCACGTCCATTAACGGAAAAGGAACGTGAGAAATTAGTGGTATTTCTACACCGAGGCACAGTAGGCGATTGGGATTACGATTTATTAAGCGCTTGGGATTCGGTAGATTTGATAGATTGGGGATTTGATGAAAAAGAATTATCAGAAATGGGATTTGATTTTGATGATAATAAAACCGAAGCGCCAGAAGCCCAGATGGATAGGGCGGATGAATTACAGAGAAAATGGCAAGTAAAGGTAGGTGATTTATTTGAAATCGGAAAACATAAATTGCTTTGTGGGGATTCAACAATATCAAATCATGTGGATAAATTACTAAATGGAGTTAAACCTATTCTGATGGTTACTGATCCACCTTATGGAGTTGAATATAATTCCAAATGGCGTGATGATGCAGATAAAAAAGGGAAACTAGGCAATAAATATCCAACAAAAGCATTGGGGAAAGTAACAAATGATGATAAAATTGATTGGACGGAAACATTTTCATTGTTTCCCGGGACGATAATGTATATATGGCATGCTGATAAATATGCTAGTAAAGTTCAATGTAGTATCGAAAATTGTGGTTTTGATATAATCTGTCAAATTATATGGGTTAAGCCGCATTTCGCATTATCTCGTGGTGATTATCATTGGCGGCATGAACCATGTTGGTATGCTGTTAAGAAACAAGCTAATCATAATTGGCAGAATTCTCGTACAGAAAATACAGTATGGGAAATTGCTGGAATGAATCCAATGGGACATTCTCATGACACCTCTGATAAAGCAACAGAACATGGAACACAAAAACCAATCGAATGTATGAGGCGACCAATATTGAATAATACAAATGATGGTCAATGTGTTTATGATCCCTTCCTCGGCTCCGGCACTACAATGGTTGCCTGTGAACAAACAAATCGAATTTGTTATGGTCTTGAAATAGAGCCGAAATATTGTGCTGTAATTCTAGAGCGAATGAGTGAAATGGGGTTAAAGCTAAACCTCATAAACAAAGGCACAAAAACCAAGAATGAGTAAGCGTATACAAAGATATTCCCTTGAAACTGTGACAGAGGCCATAAATGGTTCTGCTGGAATAGTCTCACACATAGCCAAGAAACTTGATTGTGCTTGGATAACAGCTTATAACTACATCAACAGATGGGAGACCACCAAGCAAGCGTATAAGGATGAAAACGAAAAAATTCTTGATCTATGTGAATCAAAAATAATTCAATCGGTCAATGAGGGCAATACTCAGGACGCAAAGTGGATGTTGGCAAGCAAAGCAAAGCATAGAGGCTATGGGATAGACCGACATGAGATAACGGGAAAAGACGGTGGATCAATAGAGATTGAAGAAATGATTATAAATCGCGATGTTAACTCAGATAAAAAACAATAAAATAATATTCAATTTACATGAAGGACAATTAAAAGCTTGGGATTCAAAAAGAAGATTTGTATTTATTCTTGCTGGAACACAAGCAGGGAAAACAGAGTTTGCTGTTCCCTGGTTATTGAGAGAAATAAAACAATGTGGCAATGGAGATTATTTAGTAGTAAGTCCTTCATATCCATTACAACAAAAAAAAGTTGTTCCTACTTACTTGGATATTTTAAAATATAAAATGAATTTAGGTGACTATAGAGTAGGCGATAGAATCTTTGAATTGAATAGAAAGGGATTTAATTCTAAGATATTTTTCGGCAGTGCTGATAATCCTGATTCTCTAGAAAGCTGTACGGCAAAAGCAGCTCATCTTGATGAAGTTGGTCAGAAAAGCTTTAAATTATTATCATGGGAAGCTATTTTAAGAAGACTCTCTATTAATCAAGGTAGATGTCTTGGAACGACTACAATTTATAATTTGGGATGGATGAAGAATGAAATTTATGACCGCTGGAAAAACAAGGATAAAGATATTGATATAATTCAATTCCCATCTATTATGAATCCTGTTTTTCCAAAAGAAGAATATGAAAGAGCGAAAAACACTCTACCACTTTGGAAATTTAATATGTTTTATCGTGGAGAATACGATAAGCCGGCTGGATTGATTTACAACAGTTTTGATGAAAGGGTTTGTATAATTAAGCCAATAGCATTGAATCCATTATGGCCACGACACGTAGGAATTGATTTCGGCGGTGTACATACTGCTGCTTTATGGTATGCAGAACATAAAGTTAATGATGAAATAACGAATTATTATTTATATCGTGAATATCTCGCTGGAGAAAGAACAGCAAAAACGCATGCGCAAATATTACTTGAATTATCAGAAGGTGAAAATGTGGTCAACTGGGTCGGGGGGTCATGGTCGGAAGATCAATGGAGAATTGAATTTTCGCAATTTGGTATCCCAATTAAAAAGCCGATTATAAAAGATGTCGAGATTGGTATAGATCGAGTATATGCCGTCCATAAAGAAAATAGGATATTTGTATTTGATATTTGCAAAAGTTATTATGATGAGAAAATGACTTATTCAAGAAAGCTTGATGAGGCCGGTCAGCCAACGGAAGATATTGAGGATAAAAATAGTTTTCACTTTATGGATAGTGAGCGATATATTATAGGATTTTTGGAAGGTAATAACATTCCTGCCGCGATTGGTTTGCGCAATCCAGAACCATTATTGAAAAGGAAAAGATGGTAAAAATGAATTTCTTGATTTTGAAAATGAAATATTATGTATCAAGAATTAAAATAAAAATAATAATGAAGTTATGGAGAATTGATATTATTAAAAATCCATATTATTATTTACCAGAGAGAAGTCAAGGAGCAACAAAAATAAAATGAATTTCGGTAATCAACAAAACGAGCTTGAAGCTCAGGCAAAGGCTGAGGCTAAAAAATTAAAAGAACAAAGAGAACAACAGAAAAAAGAACGTCAAAAAAGAATAGAGCAAGCAAAAAAGAAAAGCAAGACAACGAATCCTAATTGGGCATTGGTTTTCATCATCCCAGGTATAGCATTTGCGATAGCGATACATTTATATCTTTCCCCATCGCAATTCATAGAGCGTCTTATCATATCCTTGCTTGCTCTAGTATTTATTCTTGGTTCATGTTGGTTTAGTTTTTTGGTAAGAACGCGAATGACAAAGAAATGAGGACAAAATGAAAGGCTTTATAATTGTAAGTTGGATTGTATCTTTATTTGTTATCATTACGATATTGCTTACATATAAAGATATGGATTTATTTTACATATTGGTGTTTATGATAGTTTTGTTCCAACCATTGGCTTCTGCGATCATCGGCATATATTATTGGTATAGGAAAGAAGATTTATCAAATAATGATATACAGATGAATATATTAAGAAAATAAGCAGAGGGCAAAATGAAAATAAAAATCGAAAGTGATGAATATTATCCCAGATATTATCTAAGTAAAAAGGGATGGTTTGAAATAGATATTACAGAGGAGAAATTTAAAGAATATAAACGGATTGAAAAAGGGTGGAACGAGATGCAAAAAGAATTACGAGAAAGAGAAAATGAATTATCGGATTAGAGTCTTGTTGATTTTTGTAAATAATAAATTATGGGAAATTGCTGAATGGATAACGGACGCAATAGCAACAATAATCCTAAAAGAAAGCAAGGAAAAAGGAGTAGCATTATGAGGGCACCACAAATTATTGTATTGGTCTTAACGGGAATATCATTATTACAGCAAGCTTATTTACATGGCAACCCCAAAAAAGGTCGATATAATTTCTTCGTTGCATTTATATCAAATATTTGTTGGTTATCATTATTATGGTGGGGTAGTTTTTTCAAATAGAATCGAGGGCAGAAAGCGATGAAACATGAAACTAATGGAAGCTGTATCTCAGGCGATTATACCGGCAAAATTGCGCGAAGATGTTTCCCCTGAAGGCTGGGGATATGGAGTCGATCCAGATGACGATTCGTATCTTTATAGATCGTTGACAAGTGGGCCGCGTGATCTTTCACAATTTAAGCGAGAACGGGCAGCGAACGTATCCTATTACCTTTGGCTTACGAATCCTTATGCCAAACGAGGACTTGACATCATCGCCGATTTCATTATCGGCGGAGGGATTACCTGTGAGGCGCAAGACTCGAAGATACAATGGCTCTGGGAGCAATTCTGGTTCGGAAAGCCATGGAGTTTCGAGACACGGCTATCGGATTATATCGACATGCTGAATCTGTTCGGGGAATTGCCTATTCCATTCACGGTCAACACGCAAAACGGCCAATTGACGTACAGTATTATCGATCCCCTTAAAATCCAAAAGGTCAATTTCAATCCGGACAATTATCTGGAAATGAAATCAATCGAATTGAAAAAGGGAACGGGAGCCGAGACAACCACTTTGTTGATTGTAAACGATGCGGAAAAGGCGCTAAAGGAAAATGTGACAACAGGCGTATTCTTCTGGCAAATAAACAAGATCATAAATGCAGAACGTGGAAACGGTTGTCTTAATGCCACAATAGATATTCTATCAAGTCTTGACGATTTCCTTTTCGCCGAACTCGAACGCGCCATGCTGCTCAGGAATTTCGTGTGGGATGTCACATTGGAAGGAGAAAAACAAGAAGGAATAAAAGATTTTCTAAAAAGTGAGGAAGCGGCACCACCGAAACCAGGTTCACTTCGTGCCCATAATGAAAAAGTAGTATGGAATGCCGTTTCACCCGATCTAAAAGCCTCGGATACATCGAGTCTTTTCAACATTCTTTTTAATACAGTAGCTGTCGGTCTTGGGATTCCAGAGCATTGGATAGTAACTTATGGTGCTGATTTAAGTCGAGCAGTCGGGAGGGAAATGAATGAACCCGTATTTAAGCGGTTAGAGCATAAGCAGAAATATGTGAAGGCCATGTTCGAGCTTATGTTCGATTTTGAGATAGCGAATGCGGTGAAATACGGGCGAGAAACGCAAGCAATCGATCCGAAGACATCAAAAGTAATAGGGGGAAAGATTGATAAAAGCACGGATAAAACTTATGTGCTTAAATTCCCCGAAGTATCCCCGAAAAATCTGAATGAGCTTTCCGATATTCTGCAAAAATTGGTGACATCATTGGGACTCGCCAGAATGAACGATTGGGTTTCCGATGCAGCCTGTTCCAATATCATCCAGGGATTCGTGGAATCGGAAATGGGCATTGAGATTCCCGATGATGCAAGAGTCGGAATTGAAGACATTGAACAATCAAAGGAGAATCGGAGACAAAAAGAACAGGAGGAGATGGAAAGGCGGTATGAAATGGCAATGGCGAATGCTAAACAAGTCAACAATGAATGAACATCTTAATCTACATAAGACAATCAGGAACTGGTCTTTTATGGGGAGGAATTCATGATAAAAGATTTGAAGGCGAATTGTTTACTGAGGGCATTGCCGGGATTCTCGTAAAAGGTAGATTCGAGAATCGTTCGGAAATACAAACCCGTGCTTTCAGTTGGAACAATATCCATAATTATTTGATAACTGATTTTGAATTACCAGAATCAGAATATCGCGATATTAAGATATATCTTAATGAATCCGGCACGGGTGAATTGTGGGGAGGTTTTGATGACCAGGTATTTATCGGCAAAATGGTAAAGGAAACACAACAGTATATTCAAGCGTATGGGATATTTTCAGGCGAGAAACAAGAACAATGTCGTGTTTTCCCCTGGCTATCAATCAATAATATAATCGATTTGAATGAATAAAATATTATGTAAAATAATACTCAAAGATAGTAGCGAATTATTATTTTGGAAACAAGAAACACAAACATTTATAGGAACCGTTGAATTTGATGATGATATTGCCAATAAGGGATGTAAAGCCTTTGGGAATTTTGCTAATTCATACGGCAAAGGTAAGAATGTCTGGATATGGTTTCCAGCATCAAGAATAAATAGTATCATACAATATTTGGATTAAACGAAAGGAATATTCTAATGGAAAAGAAAAGACAAGGACGACCGAAAAAGATAGGGGCTATTTATCCAGGTGGACAAAAGGGCATACAGCCGGATGAAAGTTTAGACATTAGCAATCCGCCGAAAGGTGGTTCAGGTATGATTTTATCAAAAGAACCATTGCCTGATTTGTCTAAAGATGATTTAATAAAAACGATAGAACTGGCAAGTGATCATCTCGCAAATTTGAATGTTGGGAAAACTGATTGGAGAAAAATACCAAACTTAATTAACGGCCTTTATCCGTGCCCTAAATGTGGGTCAACTGAAATCCATCAGACATATGTTAACAGAGATACCGAGAAACTGAAATATTGCAATCAATGCAATTATCTAGGCCCGACAGCACCGACATACGAAAAAGCTGCGGAGTTATGGAATGAAGCGATTGAAAAAGGCTAACAGAAAGTGAGGGCAAGATGATTACAAATTTTGGTAATTCAAAATTAAGAAATATTGCTGATTTCCAGTATCAGATTTTAACGGAACCTATGGCAATATGGCTGGTAAATGGAGGTGATGTAACGCCGAATCCCTTTTATCGGACGAGAAGAGAACAAATAGCAGCGAATTATGGATACGAAAAAGAGATATACGTAAAATTATTGAATCAATATTATTTGGAAAAAGATCAACCTGAAGAATTGAAAGCATTAATAATATAATGCCTCTAACTTTAGATCAAAAACGCACTTACATTAAATCTTTCAATGCCGTTTTGAGAAAGGCCGCACAGTTCCAAAACGGCAGTGTTGATGGGGTTTTGCAGATTCTAAAAGATTATCGGTTGCAAGTAATTGATATTATCTCAAACTCTCAGGGATGGAATATCTATTGGGCGCAACAGATGAAGCAGGAAATAGACCGGGAAATGCGGAATCTGACCAATAGACTTACTCTGGATTTGCAAACAAAAATGGATAATGGGTTTAAACTCGGTCAGAATTTTATAACTGAACCATTGAAACAAATCGGGTTAACATCAACTATGTATGGGATAAGTGCGGAAGATTTATCTATTGCCCATAGTATAGCCGCCGATCTTGTCACGGATATTGCCCAGGCATCAAGCAAATCAATCGCCAAACAGATCGAATTTGGTATCATGGGGAATAAAACTTCTACTGATGTTATCAAGGGAATTGGTAAGGTAATTCTTTCGGATACAGCAAGGCAAGGCGCACCGCAATCGACATTCAAAACTCTCGCTGATCGGGCAGAGGCGATTTGGCGAACTGAAACGGGACGTGTTCTTGATATGGGACATTACGCGCAAGGCAAAGCAACAGTAGATATTTATCCAGGACTAAAAAAATATTGGATAGCCACCTTCGACAATCGTGCTCGTAAAAATCACATAAATATGGATATGCAGACCAATCCCGAACATGGTGGTATTCCAATAAGATTTGATAAGTTGTTTGTGTTCGGCCCAAACAAAGATGATAAAGGTCGAATGCCGCATGATGCGCAATTAGCAGCGAAACATACGGTCAGTTGCCGTTGTACAATGGCAACGACTTTATTGGCAAAAGAGGATTACCAGGAATTATATCCAAACGCATCCCCACCTGATATTCAGTGAGAAAAATATGAGCTATCGACAAAAGGATGAGTTTGTTATACAAGGCACGGGACGAGGGCGACTCAGAATTACAGAAAGTTCACCTGATATATTGCTTGAAAGAAATCCACAAAGAGATGCTATGGCAATAATCACGTTTCTTGAAAAGAGATTAACATCTGGAACATTCGAGGCGGTTGTTGACTATATGATTCGCAAGGAAAGTAAACGCAGGGAATTATTCAAAGATTCTATAAAGAAAAAGTTATTCTAAAAATTATCCTGGGGAATAATCTATATTGCATATTTTTGCATTTAATGATTTTTTACCTTAAATTTTCACCAACATGATGTGTTTCCTTGAGGGCATTTATGAGCTTGCTGTGACGCCCTCACATAAGCAAGCCATAAATGCCTTTTTATTATATGTCTATGAGGTCAATAATGCCTTACTCTAAAATATCGGAATTGCCAGACAACATAAAAAAATTATCAGAAGATAAACAAAAGCAGTGGTTAGCCATATTCAATTCGGCTTTTGCCAAAGCCAAAGAGAAGAAGATGAAAGATGAGGATGCCGAGGAAAGCGCCTTCAAACAAGCGAATGGTATTGTTTTTAAGGAATCCGAATTCAATATCTCCGGCGGTTTCAAGGAACTGCAACAAAAACTAACTGATGCGGTACGGAGAAAAGTCGGGGTGACTGCCTGGGTGAATGATGCGGATAGCATATTTGTGTATTTCGATGTCGAAAACCAGACGACCCATTTGAATGAAGGATATCGGGCAACCTACAAATCTATTGATGGAGAATTCGAGATAGGCAATCCAGAGGAAATCGAATTCAAATCCATCGTCATCCCGAAACGCGAATCAAAATCCTTCAGATTCAAGGAATCCAACTTCCATTTTCTGGAATCGAACGATCCTGAAGGCAAGGATTGGGATGTTGTGGTAATCGAGGAAGGGAAATCCCTGAATCTCGGTTCGCATGAACTGCCTAGATATTATCCCGAAAAAGCATTAAAGGCGGCAACAGAAAGTAAACTTTTTAGCAAGGCTCCCGTGATGCTTTACAATTTCGATGGGAAATATGGCCGATATAACGACCATGTTCCACTCAATGTCCAGGAATCCAAACCGGAAGGATTGGCGGGCAATATTGTGGGATGGATTTCCGATGAACGATATGATACTTTCAAGGATGAGAACGGAAAAGAGAAAAAAGGGGTTTTGGGGAAATTACACATTAGTGAAGGCTTTGAATGGCTTCGCAAGACATTGAAAGATGCTTATAATGCAGGCAAAAATCTGTTAGGCATTTCGATTGACGGTGACGGTTCTGAGTACCCATTTCTTGTAGAGGGTGAGAGCGTCGATTATGTTGATTCCATAACGAAAATTATGGAAAACACGCTTGTTACATCCCCTGCCGCTGGCGGTAGGTTTCTAAGATTAGCGGCCAGCCAAAACAATCAACCCTTACAAGGAGTAAAAGAAATGGAACTCACAAAAATTCTTGAATTAATCAAATCAGTAAAGCCAAAGCTTTTGGAAGGCAAAGACCTTACCAAATTGACTGAAGCAGAAGCCGAGGCATTGCTTAAAGAAGCAATGAAAGAACCGGAAACAATCATACCAGAACCTCCCAAAGTTGATTCCCCGAAAGTAGATGAAGTCAAAGTAGATGAATTAACACAAAAAGTCGAAAAACTGACTGAATCTTTGGCTGTCAGCCAGAAGAACGTTGCATTACAAACAAGATTGATGGAATCCAATTTGCCAGATGATTTCAAAAAGGACATCCAGCGCCGATACGAGAATAGAAATTGGACAGAGACGGATTTGAATGCAGACGTTAAGGCCGAACAGGACAAGGCCGCGAAACTCAAGGAATCAACAAGTAAATTGGGCGATCAATCCCGCGTACAAATCACTTCTGATGAAAAAACAAAATTGCAACTTGCAATGGACGGACTTTTCTTTAATGAAGATCAGAAAGACGCAGATGGGAAGAAAGTCTCGCGATTCATCAGTTTCAAGGAGAGTTATGCTAAGATCGTCAATGATCCATCCGCTCTTTGGGCTGGCGCACAAACGATTCTTGGTGACGCTTATCAATTCATTCCTGACATGAAAACCACCGATGCGCATTTATTTGAATCGTATGACATCAAGCGTAGGCGCGCTCTCCGGGAATCAAGAATGCGAGAAGGATTACAGACCTCTGATTTCGCGGAAATTCTTGCGGACGCAATCAATAAGCGAATGCAAAAAGAGGTTATAAATCCAGACTTAAACGCATGGCGTCGAATCACATCGGATATTGTTCCATTCACTAATTTTCAATCACAAAAAAGAGTTCAACTTGGTGGCTATGGGATTTTGTCAACTGTTGCCGAACGCGGTACATATCAATCCTTGACTAGTCCTGGCGATACACAAGCGACTATGACACCGGCCAAAAAAGGCGGATTGGAAGATTTGACAATGGAAATGGTCGCAAATGATGATGTTGGTGCTATCCGGCAGATTCCAATCAAATTAGGCCGAGCCGCAGGACAGACGATTTTCAGAGATATTTTCGACATGTTCCTGAATAATCTAGAACAAGATGGTTCGACAACGCTTGCATCTTCGGCCCGCGGGAATTATATCACGACTGCTCTTTCCACTGCTGGTTATGGCGAACTCCGATATGCCATGAGAAGTCTTGCCAATTACGGCGATACTTATGATCTACTCGGATCCGCAAATATTCCAGCAATACTGCTTGTGCCGAACGAACTCGAGGATACAGCAAAACGAGTGTCGCAATCCGATATAGCCGTGAGCGCTATCTATACGGCTGGCACTTCTCATTATAATACCCAGACAGAACCGAACATCTGGAAAGGCGACATCAAGGATGTTATCGTAATTGATTACTGGACAGATGCGACTGATTATTGGGGTATTGCTGATCCAGCAAAATCTCCAACAATTGAGGTGGGATTCTATCAGGGTCGAGAAGAACCTGAACTGTTTGTCCAGGACATGCCGAATGTCGGATCAATGTTTAATGCCGATAAAATAACGTATAAGATTCGTTATATTTATTATTTCGGCGTCCTTGATTTCCGCCACATGGCATTATCACATCAATAATCTTAATGATATGGCAGATATATTTTATATCTGCCATATTCCAATTTTGATAATGTATGATTTTGAATAAGGAGATTTTAAATGGGCAAGACTTTTCTCGCAGATACACCTGGAAATTATTTCCATGTGAATTTTTCAAATGCTTCAGTAGCTTCCAATGGTGCTGATGCCGTTATCGCATCTGCTGCTTTTGTTGCACCGAATAACATCAAAGTTACAAATGTTTGGTTCGTTCCCTGGGCAGATCAATCGACTAAGGGAACTGCAACTACTTCAGCAACTTATAAACGTATTAATTTGCTTAATGGTGCGACATCCGGAACTGGTACAACCATAGTTGCTTCGTGTAATTTAACAGCTTCAGTCGCCAGTCGTGGTTCGAAAGCATTTTCTACGACAGCAAACAACACACTTTCTAGTGGTCAGATGCTTTATTTCTCTGCTTTAACGGTGGGTGGAACTTCCAACGATGGCACTATTTTGCAAGCAGGCGTTTTGCAAATTGAGTATCAATTACTTTAGAAAGGATTGAGATATGGGAAAAACATTTCTTGCTGACATTCCTGATAATTCCTTTTGCAGAAATTTCACCGCCGCTTCTGTTGCATCGGATGGTAGTAACGCTGTTGTTGCTTCAGCAGCTTTTATTGCTCCAAATAGTATTAAAGTAAAAAATGCTTGGTATATCCCCTGGGCTGATGCTGCAACAGTTGGCACGGCGACTACGTCGGCAACATATCGACGCATTAATCTGTTAAATGGTGGCACATCTGGTACGGGAACAACTATCGTTGCTTCTTGTAATATGACAGCATCCGTAGCTAGCAGAGGATCAAAAGCATTCGCAACTACCGCTAATAATACATTGTCAAGCGGACAGATGTTGTATTTCAGTCAATTGACTGTTGGTGGAACAGATGATGATGGAACCGTTCTACAAAGTGGTGTTCTGCAAATTGAATATCAATTGCTTTAATTAACAAAAGGATCGGGCATGTACATTACTCCATTGATAGCTGTGGGGATACCGACATGGGGGAAGGTTTCTATTAAATGGGCGCAAGCACGTGCCCATTTAGGTTTTCCGTTAGGTGCGAGTGCGGTAGATATTTATATCGAAAACGAGGAAATTGCTAATGCCAGAAACGCCATAGTGAAGAAGGCAATTGAGGCAAAGGCGGATTATGTGTTTTTTCTTGGCGATGACGTTATTTGTCCACCAAATACTGTAATACAATTGCTTTCAAGAAAAGTAGATATTGTAACTGGTATTTATTGGACAAAAGGCTATCCAACAAGACCTTATATCTGGAAAGGTTTACAGAGAGGCGAATATCTAGACTGGAAAGCTGGTGAGTTCTTTGAAATAGATTTTTGTGGTGTTGATTGTACTCTTATTAAGACAGATGTTTTTAAGAATGTCGAATATCCCTGGTTCAGTCGGGATTGGCTTTGGAGTGATAAACAAGATAAGCCCACTGGCATTGAAACGGAAGATTTCTTTTTTTATTTGAAAGCACAGAAATCAGGTTATAAAGTTTGGGCGGATACGGCCATTCAATGTTTACATGAAGATAGAGCAAGTGGGCAATCATTTACATTGACTATGGATATGCCTCAAGCCAGTGCCGTTTCAACAGATGAATATAAAGGAAAGAAAATTGCCGATCTTGGATGTGGTACTAATACACCTCATTTTGATTTTGATTGCACCGTTGTGAGATTTGATATTTCCGATAAAGTAAATCCCGATGTAAAATGTGACTTAAAACAAATACCAGAACCAGATGAAAGTTATGATATTGTACATAGTCGTCATGTTTTAGAACATTTTGGTAGACATGAAGCAGGAGCTTTGATTCATGAATGGACACGGATTTTGAAAGTCGGTGGTGAACTCATCATCAATCTTCCTAACTTGATGTATGCAATGAGGAATCTAATTGATGGAAAATCGGGACTTTACGAATGGTGGCAATTGTATGGAGCGCAAGCTGATTGTAACGATTTTCACAAAAACGGATTTATTAAAGGCACATTGGAGAAATTGTTAAAATCCGAACCATGTCTAGGGGAAATAAAAGTAGAGGAGATCAATGAAAACCTCAATGCAACGGCGATTAAAGTTAAAAAACAAGACAAGTTCATCCTGACGGATTGGTGGAATGATGTGCATAATCCGAAACCGGAAATTGATGCAAAGGTCATTCAGGCAATGATCGGAGGGACAAAAAATGAATAAGATTGTATTGAATGCCGGAGCCGGTTATTCCGCCTTGATGGATTTTGCTTATGCAGTCGATGAATTTGAAGGATGGGATGAGATTAGGCTTGATATTAACCCAGATACAAATGCTCATATAATCGGTGATATTCGCCAGATGAAAAATATTGCATCTAATCTTTTCGATGCCGTTTTTTCGTGTCATACATTGGAACATATTTATACTACTAATGTGCCTTATGCTTTGAGGGAATTCCGGCGTGTTTTAAAACCTGGCGGTTTTGTGGCTTTATACTTGCCGGATTTCAGGAAAATTGCTCCGATAATACTAGGGAATAGAGGAGAGGAAATTCTGTACGAGATTCATGGGAATAAGATCAGGGCAGTCGATATGATATTCGGTTTGGAGGGTGCCATAATAAACGCGCCAATGATGATGCACAAGACACTTTTCACGGAAGAATCAATAACGAAAAAGTTGACTAGTGCCAGATTCAAGAATATCAAAATATCCGAAGATGAATACGATCTATGGGTGAAGGCTTATAAATGAGTGGTTATTATCTGAATTTGGGTGCAGGCGATAATTATAAACCCGGGTGGATCAATCTCGACCTCCCGGCGAATCCAAAGGCTGATATCCATTGTGATTTGGAAGAGGCAGAATTGCCGCTTGACGATGATAGCGTGAACTTGATTGAGGCGGCGCACGTGATCGAACATGTGAAAAACATTATCCCGCTTTTCAATGAACTCCATAGGGTTCTAAAGCGCGGCGGTATTTTGCATATCACCGTCCCTGAATTTCCGTGTGCGGCTGCGGTTGCGGATTTGACCCATGTTCATTATTTCGTTCCAGCAACTTTCACGCATATCATTAATCCGAACGCTGGATATGATACGAGCGGGTTACGCGGCAAATGGGCTTTGCGATATATGGAAAGCTTGTCTCATGACAGGCCCATTATGGATCGAGGGCAAGATGCGGGTGGATATTTCAAAGAATTGGAAGTTGAATTTGAGGCAATAAAGAATTGAAAACAGCCTTAATATTCCAAAGCAGCAAAGCACTTGGTGATAGATTATTCATTACCTGGATGCCAAAATATCTAAAGCGCAATAAAGGATTTGATAAGGTTTATTGTGCGACATGGAAAGAGAATGCTTGTTTTTGGGATAACAATCCATTTGTGAACGGTATCATTGAACTTGAAACTTATGCGGAAAAGAAAACCGAAGAACTCTTAACCGAATGGGGGGGAAAGTATACCGAAGTTTATGACATTAGATGGATGGTAGAGGGTGAATATCTGAAACTTTCAACAGAGCCTACATCTACATTGATAAAACGCCGCGAAAAAGCAAAGGGTGTAAATTACTATAATTGTTATCAGAAATTAGGATTGAATCCTGAGAATCCCAAACCCGATTTATATCTGACAGATGCAGAAAAAGAGCTTATCAAAAAATATAAGGATGAAGGCAAAACACGAATAGCTTGGCAATTACAAGGTTCAGGAAGAAATAAACAATTGATATTTCTGCCAGGTTATATTCTTTCGCTTGCTGAGAGATACAAAGAAATAGAACAATGGGTTGTAGGCGATGCTGGGCAAGCGATTGAGGCTTTTGAAATATTTCCTAACATTAAAGATATGCGTGGTAAATGGACGGTTCGGCAATCTATGGTCATGGCCAATATTTTTGATTTAATAGTCGGCCCTGAATCATATTGGATCAATGTCGCTGGGGCCTTTGATATACCAAGTTTATGTTTCTATAGCATGTCAAGTCCTGATAATTTAACTAGATATTTTAATCATGCACATTCTATCATTCCGAAATGCGAGTGTTCGCCTTGTTATCTGATTTGTAAAGATTTTAGGCAAATATTACAACTTGATAAACGTGCATCAGCGCGGGATATGGAAAATGATTGTATTGTTAGGAATCCAAATGATTATTGGAATGTGCTTGGTTATAAATGCACAGTACAGATAGACCATAGACAGGCAATAGATAAAATAATAAGCATAGTTTTTGACCGGAAGAGGATATGGACAGGCAAAGAACTCATGCCCGGTCGGCGCGTTGATTCGCGTTTAGTTCGGCCTGTCCATTAATTAATAAGGGAAAAAAGATGACGCATGCACATACCGTAACAGATCAGTCGCTATTAACTAGTGCGGCACGTACAACGTCCGGGCAATCAAACACATTCAGAGTAGACGCTTTTGAAAAGGGTATCATTTGGTTAGCAATAACCGCAATCAGTGGAACAGGAACAAAGCTAACTTTGTATCCACAGTTTTCCCGCGATCAGTCAGATTATGCCTCTAGACTTACAGCCAAAATTGAAGCAACCGAAACGGGAATATTTGAGATGCCGATTGAGAATTTTGGCAAGTATATGCGAGTTGTTTATGTTATAGAAGGTGTTGATACAAGCGTAACATTTGCATCGAATTTCGAAGGAAAAGATTGATGTCCACCTATTTAACGGACATGAAAGCTGATATTAGAGGAATCTTAAAAGATGATCCAAGTAGCACAGCGGATTACCAGCTTAGTGATACGGAACTTGGAACGATTATCAGCGAACAGGCATTATTGCGATTCTCTTTTGATCATCCTTATGTGAAACGGAAATTCTATGTTGGAACAGGTGAATACGATTATGCTTTGCCCTCTGACTGGTCGGATAGTTTTTCACGTATAGCAAGCATTGAATATGATATTGATTCTCAAGCTCCCGACATCCAGGAGGGCAAAGATTGGATTTTATATGAATCAGACGATACTGAATATTCTCTTTCTGGTACGGCAAGCGGCACGAGCGTAACGTGTACAACGGTATCACAAGCATTGTTTTTTCATGATGGAAATTTAATCAAGATCGGAGCGGGGACTGCAAGCGAGAATACTTACGTGACGGCTGATGGAGTGAGTGCTACAGGCGTAGTCGCAGTCGAAGCATTAAGTGGGACATATAGCTCCAGCCCGTACATAAAGCGAGTTAAATGTTTCCGGTTCCTGTATCAATCCCCAGAAACAACCGAGACATTTATGATGGAATATACGACGCTTCATACATTGACAGAATCGACAATAACTATTGATACCGCTTGGCGCGCAGCTTTTAAATATCTTTGTGCTGTGGTTTGTTCAGAACACCTATCTCATAAATATGGATATTGGTCTGATTCGTCTATGGGAGCAGACATTGTAGATTATAGCGCGAAAGCAGATTATTGGCGGAGCAGAGCAAAAGATTTAATCGTTGTTTATAAAAGTTTCTCTGGTGAGGAAAAGGATGTTGCCCCAGCATCGGCAAAAGGAGAATATGACATATCCTTACCATGGGGGACGGATCACGTTTTTCACCCGAGAAAATGGCGATGATGCAATATGATTACAGCAACTATCCGAAGGTTATAGATGTCAGATTTCAACATAAAGGTGAAATTATCTGGGAAAGTATTGGAGGGAAAAGCATCGGCAGGATTAAAATCTGCTGTGCAGAAATCAATTACAGCGATAACAATGCAAATACGAAACGACGTGGCACAGAAAATCCCAGTCGGAGTAAGTGGGCAGGCGCGCGCAGGAGTAACACATAAAACGGAAAACTGGCACCGGGCAAGAGTTTTTGAGAAAGGCCCAGGAACAAAATATATTGAAGTGCTTGAAAAAGGACGCAGACCAGGAAAAAGATTTCCACCTCCAGATCCGATCAGATTGTGGTTAAGGCGGACGGATAAAGGCAAAGCATTTGTCCAGAAAATACAAGAAAAATATAAATTGCCTTATGATAAAGCCCTTGAGCGAGCAACATATCTTAAAAGTATGGGTATCGCTAAATATGGAACTATAGCAGTGAGAATGTTCAGGACGGTTTATAAAATGCGAAAACAATGGGCAATAAATAAGGTCGAAAGAGATATTGCAAATTGGACAAAAAGATAAGTGGCATATCTAAATATAATAACAAGATTAAAAGCCGACCTTGAAAATGTAAGCGGAATCGGCAATGTTTATGAACTCAAAAAAAGTGTCCATGATGAACAGGAAAAATCAAGACTTTTCAAGACAAGCTCAAAACTCCATGTTTGGTTTACTGGCAGAGACTCGGAAGAAGCTATTACCGATTACAATACTCTTGTTGTCCGACAAAATATATTCGTGATAGAAGGTTACTATGCCTTTAAACAATCAACAGAAACGGAGAAAACTTTCCAAGCGCTTATTGATGATATTCTTAATGAATTGACAAATGACAGATTGCTGGGCGGATATGGATATGTTATAAAATCCCCATCAACGCCCGAAATTGATGAGGTGATGTTTTGCGACGTTCTTTGTAATCACGTTAAAATTAATTTGTTGATATTGACTACGCACGAGGCAGGTGAAAAAGATATGGTTTATACAGGAACCGAAACATTCTTGACTGGCGCCGCTCGGACATCATCGAGTACAAGTGACGCTAAGGATGTTGAAAAATACATTGAAGGGACATTCTATATAAATGTCACGGCAGTCAGCGGTGATGGGGCGCAAATGAGATGCTTTGCTCAGAAATCGCCTGATAACGTGACCTATTATGATTTCTACGAATTCCCAGTAGCTGTTACTGAAACTGGACAATATTTCTTTCCAGTGGAGAATTTCGGGAAATACTTAAAATTTAAATATGTAATAAGCGGGCCTAGTGCATCTTTTACATTTACAGCAACTTTTGAAGGGAAAAATCCTTATGGAATCTAAGAAACCAGAATCAAGAAAAGAAACCATTACTGTATTACCTTCGCCCTTGTTCCAGTATAGGCGATTATTAACAATGAATTTTCTAACATTAAAACAATTCAGATCGTTAAAAGCCGGGCATAAAACAGAAATAAACAGACAGGCTTATGAGAATGAACTAGAATTATACATAAAGGAATAATGAAATGGCAATAATACTGTATACCGGACTAGATGAACAATATGCCCTGCTTGACCAGGGAACGTGGGGCACATCCCCTGCAACTAATGCAGCCGGGCAAGGTCTCCATATTGGGGCGTGGGATTTAAAGCCGACCATCAATTTCCGCGAACGGGATGTCGCAAAAGCGCAGCGTTATGATAAGGCAGAAGATATGATTGCCGACGAAAAAGGAGTAGTGCATTCCCCTGCACTGCCAGCAATCCCGTTCTTAAAAGACCAGGGAGATAAGTTCCTTTATAGTGTGATGCAGGCGGTTACAGAAGGAACGGCGACGCCTTTTACAAAAACGTTTACATTCGGACAAACGCAACCGGATTTCAGCGCTAGTGGTGGATATTTTTTGGGGGTTGTGAATAAGATGCCGGTGGCTGGTTATTCTGCTTTGCTGTATGATGCAATCATGAGTGAGATAACTTTGTCTTGTGCACCAGGCGCAAATGATTCAATGCTGACAGTGGAGGGGAATCTGTTCGCACGTGTACAATCAGAGACATTCAATTATAGCGGTACGATAACATATCCCGATGTTGCTGTTGGAACGGATTTCTTTTATTTTCATGATATAACTACAAAAACTATTGCTGGAACGGCTATCATCTTAGGTGATGATGGTTTCAAATTGACACTGCGTAATGGCGCAAAAGCGGTTGGTGCGGCTAGTGGATTATATCAAACTGTCGCATTGACGAAATATGAAGTCGTACTTACAATACAGGCATTATGGGATGCGACATTGCGAACATCAATGGCAAGTCTGCGGTCTGGCACAACCGAAGCAATCATATTGGAATGGGGTTCTGCCGGAGCGGATGGGCATTTGAATTTCACGCTCAGCGGGAAATACCGAGAACCGCGTGATCTGTCCCATGCTAAAGAAGGCGAATTCGTTACGTTGACATACAAGGCCAGCGGTACTTACGGAGGGACGGTTCCATTGACTGTGGTACAATCGAATGCTATAGACAGAGCATGGTAAAACAAAGGAGACTGGGCGATGATTAAAGCTAATGAAAGAAAAAACGAACCTTTTGAATGGTGTTTCCCAAAAGATAAAGGCACAGAAAATCCAACCGTTTTTACGTTACAACCTACATCAGGATCAAAACAGGCATATCTACGATATGTAAAATTCTCGATCTATGGAAGGTATGATTACGATGATTGGAAAACTGATAAAATACTTAATGGCATTCAGAAAGTCAGTAACTACGAAAACGAAAAAGGGAAAGTTGTAACCTTAACAAAGCCGGAAGAAATAAACGAGTTTATCGAAAAATTGACTGAAATTGAAGTAATGCTATTACTTGCGACTTTAGAGGATAAGGAAAGCTTAGCATATCAACAAGGAGTAATGGAAAAAAACTGAGACTTGCCGTTGGAATGATTTTCGACGGCAATGATTTTGATTGTAATAATTGCAATAAAAGAAATTGCCTTTTCAAACAGAACTATTATAAATTAAATAACATACCAACGAAAAGCGTTTTTTATAAAAGAACAGTTTATATAACGCGGGAAAATATCTGGTTTTATTATGACCAAATCAAAGCAAAAACAATTCAGGATTTTCCTGTATTAAAATTCATACAAACTTTTATAGGAATATGTCCGAAGTCAATCATCAACAATGATGCTTTTGAAATTTTCAGACGTTACCAATATTGTAAGACTTATAATACACAGCCATTCCCCGGTAGTTATGACGATCAACCAGCGGAATGGCTTTTCATGGTTGATGTTATCGAAAGTGAAATTTACAATTTAAACAAGAGAATCCAAAATCGCTGAAACAATCGACATTGTAATTGATGCACAGGATAGAGCGTCTGCCAAATTTAAAGCGGTCAATAATGTTGCAAAAGATTTGGTCAGGCAATTCATCGGTCCCATTGGAGTAGCTTATGCAATTAAGAAAACTTTCGATGGGATGAATGCCGCCGTAGATGCTTCACAACGAATGAAAAGCTCTTTAATCGGCCTTGAAACTGTTGCAAGGGCATTCAAACAAGATCAAGATGAAGCAAAGAAAGCTGCGGTGGAATTGGCGAAAGATGGTTTATTGACTGTTGGTGAAGCTGCGATGGGCCTGAAGAATCTCCTTTCCCGGATGAAACTTGAAGATGCGATTCGATTGATGAACGGATTGAAAGATTCGGCAGCATTCAATAGGCAAGGGTTCTTTGCCTATGGGGAATCCATAGTCAGGACAACGGAAGGTATAAAGAATCTCATTAGTAATACGGCAGATGCCGCCGGTATTACAAAAAATCTAAATATCATAATGAAGGAACAAGGATTTACACTTGAGGATTTGGATAAGGCGGATAGAAAGGTGGCTGCATCTCAAGCCTTAGTAAATGGATTTATAAAAGAAACAAGTATTTTTGCCGGTGATTCCAAAAAAATATTAGAGGAATTGGGTGGACAAAAAGCGAAAGTAAAATCCCAAGCTGGATTGTTAGCTGCATCCATAGGTGATTTATTAACTCCGGCCTACCAGAAATTTACTGGGGTTTTGGGATATTTGATTGAGGATATGCAGGTTTCGATAGACCAAGTGAAAACATTAGGCACGAATTATTTATGGCTCCAAAATCAAGTTAAATATGCAGCGAGAGCTTTTGAAGGATTTTGGGTTAAAATTCTTCAGGGTGGAAGTGCAATGGAGGCGTTGATGGGTGCCGAGACTGCGGTTTCTGATGCGATGGAAGAAGATTTTAAAAAAGGGCAACAACCGATAAAGGATGTCACGGATACTACAAACAACGCTGCAAAAGCGGTTAGCGAATATGCTAAGAAACTTGCTTTGCTCCCGGAGCATTTCAAGGATATTGGGGAGAAAGAAGAAATAACATTTTTCAAAGGTGCAGGAGGTAAAGAATTCTTTAGGATAAACAAAGAATTTGATGAGCAACAAAAAGCACATCTTGACATGGTAAATGAATATTATAAAGCACTTGCGGAAAACAGAAAGGTCTTTTTTGATGAAATGGTCACGACAGACAAATTAATGGCTGATCTGATAAAGAACAACGATGTTACAAGATATGTTGATGAACAAGGACAGGAATTCTATAGAATAAATTCAGAATTTGAAGAACAACAAAGAGTACATTTAGAAATAGAAAGTGAATATTATAAAGCTCTGGCCGAAGGTGCTCGTAAATATTATCAAGATAGCGATAAGGCTTATGTGGAATATGTAGAGCAACAGAAATCACATATAAGAGACCAGATTCAGATTTACGCTCAATATGGTGAACAGTTCGGCCAGGCCATAGCCGATGCAGTAATTCATGGAAGGGATATTTTCAAAGAAGCCGCGAAACAAATGTTAGATATTGGGATAACAATGCTTGAAAAGAAATATCTTGAAGCTCAGGCATCGGCATTATTGGATATAATCATTAGTGGCGGTGCATTAGCACCAATGTCGTTTGTCAAGATAGCCGCTGGTTATGCGGCACTGGAAACAGCAAGAGTCGCGGTCAACAATTGGCAGATGGGCGCCTCGAATATTCCGAGAACTCAAACGGCCATTGTGCACCAGGGTGAACGGATTTTGTCTAATGTGGAGAATAAAGAAATGATAAGAATTCTGTATCAAATCAATCAGAAACTAGACAGGACTGGCGGCGGTGATACTTATCACATAAACGCTATGGATGCGCAATCATTCCAGCAATTTATGCGACGAACGGGATACGGAGTAATACAAAGAGATATGCAACGAGGACGATTCAATGGTTAAAAATATTACTTACATATTATTGATTTGTATGAGATTTCTTTATGCTGATCCAGATAATTTTAAAAATATTAGAGAATATACAAATTCGAAATTAATGGGCAATGTTGTTGATGGAGAAACTGATGCAGATGCAGCATATCTTGAAGCCTATCCAGGAACACATCTGAAAACATTAATTGATTTCATCAATGAATTCCGTCGGACAGATGCTTATCAAAACCTAAAAGAGGCTATCACTGATAGTGGTGCCACTCCTCAAATTGGAGTTATTGTTGGAGAAACAAATAAAACAGAAACAATAAGAGATACTATCATTTATTTGCAATCGAAATTCGAATTGCAAATGAATCCAAGTTATAAAATTGATTGGAAAACAAATATCATACCTGATACTTGTTCCTATAAATTATTTAGTACAGAATATGATTCAGACATCGTTATTAATGGTGGTGAATATTATGGCAATTCAGATAATAATTACGTAACTGGGAATGTTATCTCAGCAACAAATGGAACTATAACAATAGATGGAATTGATGTAATAGCAGATTCGTGTGAAAATTGGTTTATTTATATTACGACGGGAACCGGTTCTGGACAAAACAGAAAAATTAATTCTAATTCAGTTACATCCGGTGGCAATACTCAATTGACTTTAGCAAGTAATTGGAGTATCAATCCCGATGCAACATCAGATTATAAATTAACTCCGATGAATGAATTTGATGCTGCAATGGAATTCACGGAATGCAAAAGGATAAAATTAAACAATTTGTATATACATGAATTCCCTGGTGATGGAATAACCCTTAATGGATGTGAAGATGTAACAATAACAAACGGAACGATATATAATCCCAATCGGTGGTTTTATACTGTAGCTGCAAATGGAGTGCAAAATTTAGTAGGACGACAGGCTATTTCGGTTGTGACGAATCCAATAGCTACTGGTTATGGCAGTTGTGAAAATGGATATGAATTAAAAACATCAACTGGATATTCGAGAAAAATTAGAATCGAAAATATGCATCTTATAGGCGGCATTCCTGGCGCTCTTGATTTGGAACCCAATGGGACAGGAGCAGTAATTGAAGATGTAATCATTACAAATTGTGTTATTGATTCAAGTACAAGGGGAATAGCAATTGAAAACTCAAATGCAATTTTCAAAAATATTCATATTTCAAATACGATCATCAGAAATTGTTATTATGGAATTACTTTATTGCCAGGTTCATCAAGTGAAAATATCGTTATAGAAAACGTGACCTTTGTTGATTGTGATTATCCGATTTATACAAATGCACCGCAAAAGCTCACTATTAAAAATTGTAAATTCTTGAGAAGTGTAGGTAATGGAATCGAACTTCTTGGTGCATTTAATGAAGTTAATATAGAAAATAATTTTTTTTATCGGATGAAAAATTGGGCACTATATGCTGTAACTGGAAGCAATTTAACTTTTAATAATAATAGAGTGATCGAATCCGGTTATGGTAATGTTGTTGATTATAGTGGTATATATCTGGCATCAATTACAAATGCGGAAATATCCAATAATATTTTTTCAGATGAAGGGGCTGCTACCCAGAAATATCCTATGGAATTACATAGTAATACAGATTTAATTATTAATAATAATTATTCTTACAATCATACCGTAAGCGACAAACCATATTATGATGGAAATTACAAGGTTAGAGAAGGCATAAATTTTTGGGGCAATACAACAAGATTTAGGGTTTATAATACTTTAAGCATTGAGGATACTACTAAAAATACAGAATTAAAAATTGGTGGTGAAACTTCTGGCGATACAACAGCATTGCAAATGTTTGAAACGTCACGACATTCTTTAAGTTTTGCATCATGGCGTGATGTGCAGACTAATACTTTAGGTTCCAAAATAATTAATCAGAATTATGCAACATGGAGTGATCCTGATGGCTATTTAGTACAAAACGCGAATCTATTATTTTATACATTGCAAGAAGCAGCTAATAGTTATGACAACACAAAAATACGCGCCTTAATAACTGGCAATGGTTTGGGTTTAGCAGATAGTTCATATATTAGTTTTATGCCTTTCAATTCTGCATCAATTCCACCTGATACACTTTACAGACGAGTTGGAGTAACTGGCTATGGTTTTCGCGATAATTCAGGTACAATACAATATAAAAACAATGGTGGTGCTTGGACGAATATTAGCGCCGCTGTTCAGGATTCTGATTTTGTTGCGGCTACAATCGGTACGCTAACAATTGATACTCTTATTGTTTTGGAATCAAGTGATGAAGCTGGTATCTATTATAATAAAAGCAATAACACTTTATTTATTTGGGCTGACAGCCAGGCAGTTGGCAATTCATCAATGATAGGTTTCGGAGGAGGTGGACAAGGTCGGTTCTATATAATGCTTGAAGATGATCTTGTGGCTGATTTTGGCTGTGATGAAGTGATAATTACCGAACCGTTGTCTGTGGGGGAAGTCAATGGCGATGGAATTACATTACGTCCAGATAGTTTGTTATCAAAATGGTATGTTAATAATAAGCAGGTTTATTTAACCAACTTTACTAATAATAAAGATATTCATTTACAGGCTCAGTCGAATGGTACTTATAAAAATTTGGTTTCTGCGATTGGAGCGGATTCAAGTGCAATTCTGGCTGAGATATTAAAAGTGAGAAGAAATTCTGTTGTTTCGAGTGTAGTCGAATTGGTTAGTTTAGACAATAGCAGCAATATTGATATTAAGACAAAAAACGCTGGGGGGACTGAAAAGGTTTCAGCATCCTTTAATGTTCTCAGTCAGCGGTTTTATTATAATGGAAACGAAAGATTATCAACAGAATCTGTTGGTATACAGGTACAAGACCTTTTAGATATAGAAGATGGGGCTACCGGAGGAGCGAGCATGCGGTTACGCGAAGGCGCAGATTATGTGGGATTCAAAGCGCCGAGTCTGAGTGGTTCGAGTTATATATGGACACTCCCGACAAACAATATTGCTGGCTATCTCTACAACAATGGTAGTGGTGTTTGTAGCTGGGGAACAACTGTACCTCAGTTAGATGCAACAAATACATGGAGCGTTGCACAATACTTTCAAGCAGGTTTTGCCGTTGGTGCATTAGCAGATCAAAATATTTTTGATGATGCTACTCATGGAAGTAGTAGCACAACTATGTACATAGGGAATGCCACTATTGATGTAACGGCAAGCGACAAAAGACATAAAAATATTATAAGTCCAGCCACAAGAGGACTTAAATTACTTAACAAGCTAAACATTGTCGATTATTACTGGAAAGATTCGTTTAAAAAAGACAAAATCCGCCGGACTGGTCTTGTAGCTCAGGAACTTTACAAAATTGATAAAAGCCTAGCTAAGAAACCAACTCAAGAAAAGAATGGTTTATGGACTACAGATCAAGACGCATTAATAGCCTTACTTATCAAATCCGTACAAGAGTTGAATGATGAAGTTGAAAAACTGAAACAGGAATTAAAGTGTGCCCAGAAGTAGAAAAGTAAAACTTGGTCTTTCATGGGCTATCTTTGGAACATTCAAATGGGGGCAACAACTTAGTGATAGGTATCGAAGATTGACTCAAAAGATAAATACCGAAGGCACAATATTACTTGATATAAATCTTGATGGATTGCATTTATATCTTTCAGATCGCTATATCACTGTCGAGACATACACGCATGAAGGCATTGTAGCTGATTGGGGTAGTTCCGATTTAGCTGCCGGTTCCAGCATATCAGAATTATCAGATATTTCAATAAAGATTTTCAACAAACGATTGGCACACATGATTACGGATGAACGAATATCAGATATGCTGGACACCTATAGTTTTGAAGGACGGACAGCAACTTTTCGGCAATATTTTACGGGATTGAATTATGATGAATGTGCCATATTCCATACAGGGAAAATAAATTCGGTAGATTATGATAGCCTTTATTTTTACATAGATATTGTGGATGATGAAGATGTATTCAAGGAAATTCCAATAGGAAGGGTTTCCAAACAAGAATATTCAGAGGTTCCATCGGAAACCGTAGGATTGGCAAAACCGATAATCTTTGGAGTTTCCCCTACGAGAGCTCAAGACAAAACTAAAGACTGGACTGTTTTCCCTACGGTATTCACGAACAAGAGAACAAAGCAATATATTATAGCAGACCATCTTATAGGACAAGATACCTTTCCGAAGGTCACAAGTCCTTACGGCAGATTGTTCATGTATATTGAAGAAATGAAAACATATTTGCATATAAGCACTTGGTCGAATTCATCATATTCCAATACATCCGCTGGTGCGATATTAACTTTGAATGATGACGTTTTATGGATATTGCATCTTAGACCAAATGAGAAGGGAACACAATACGATCTCGCAAGTGATGATTTTTCTAATGCGATTGATGAAGAATCAACAACATTGGTGCTTGCTGCATCAAAGAAATTTTATTTGATATTCGGTAGAATATCTGATTTCGGAGCTATTTCATCCGGGCAAACTGGAATCAGAGTTGCAATATCATCAGTAACTGGATCAGAGCCTTACGGAACTATGAAATATTACAATGCCGATTATGATAATAGTGCGGGAGCCTTTTCAACAGGAATAGCCATTGATGCTGCTGCCGTTGCCGCAGGTTATGCAGATTATTTGTTTATAGCAGATAATAGTGCTCATGGAATTAGGGATGACCAGGCTGACCAAAATGATGCTTGGAAATGGGGAGAAATAAGCAAGTATGAATTTGGCATTACTGTAAATGCCGGATGTTCAATAACCATTTCAGACATACGATTAAGTGCTGGCGATTTAAGTTTTGATGCAAATAGAACAGTCAGAAATACAAGGGCGTTTAGAAAAAGATAATGTCAATACCAGTTATTCCATATTTGGCTGTAAAGTCGTTTACTCGGCAAGCATCAGGTGGCAAACAAAGGACATTCACAAGACGGCATCCGGTTTTGTTGTCACAAGAATTACTTAAAGAGGAAACAACTCAATCGGCGGTATTCTCGCATTTAGAAAGCGGGGCTGCTGAATTTGGTGCATGGGTTGATGAAGGATCACGGAATAATGGATTTAATTCTGGTGGTGTAATAGAATGTCCTCCTTATGTTATCGAATATATTTTACGAGAAATACTCGGAATGACTACAGCCGAAATTGATTATGAATCATTTGATATTTCTGGTAATACTACGAACGGAACGATCAAAACCTGGAAATTTTTTGGTGCTATTTCAGACATTGAAAGCTCAAAAGATGTTTTGCAGCGCTTGTGCCTCCAATGCAAATCAAAATTATTCAGAGATGCCGATGGGATGTTCAGTTTTTGGACTTACAATATATCGGCGGCGTTGACTTATACGGACTACAAATTCAGCAAGGATAACAATATCGCAAATCTATCAATATCCCGCTCTCCACGAAACGACATAGCTAATACAATCCGTATAAATTATATGCTTGACAGAGGATCGGGAAAATTCCAGCGACAAACTTTTATTGAAGTAAACAAGAAATATTCCGGTTCATTGACCGCTGAAGCGATAGATTCTACGGAATACGAATGGACAGTTGATGACGGAACCGATTTCACCGCCGATGATTATATTTTGACAGATCACGAATTGAACCGTGTGGAATCCATTGCTGGTAATGTTTTGACTTTATATAATTCCGGTGGCATAAGGACAACTTATCAAAGCTCCATTGCTGTTGCACATAATGACAATACGTCGATTTATATTTTAACCACCAATTCCGATGACGGGACTGGTGTGCGTGACCAGAATTCCGCTAATCCCGATGACAGAGAATTAGAAGCGATGGAAAGTGTTTGGCGGTATGGGATTACCCTGCCTTATGAACTTGATTGTGATTTTGTTATAGATGATGCTACCGCCCAGGCGCTCAGAGAGCATTATTTCGATTATCTCCGAGCACCGAAATATATCATTGAATTCGATACTTTCTTGAATGCCTCTGATCTAATTGTAAATGATATTTTTGAGTTTGACGATGCCGTTATGGATACTTATATGAAACTTGGTGGCGCAACATGGGCCAGTCAGAAATTTGTATGTCTCAATATAGAACGAAATAGCAACTTAAATTACCATGTTATTGGTGAACATTTAACTTACAGTTTTATCTGATATGTCTGCGATAACTTTTTATCATCAAAGTCTGGATAGTGCAACATGCACAGTTAACAGCATGGGAAGCAATACAAGCTATCCGGTCACGAATCTTTCAGATCGGAATAAAAATGTCTATTGGAAAGCGCTGAATGCGAACACGAGTGGATATATTGATATTGATCTGTCTGCGAATAGAACGTGTTCTTATATCATACTAGGAAATCATAATTATACCAGTACTAGCATCGGAATAAAACTGGCTTATGATAGTAATAATGACGGTAATTATTCATCAGTGTATTATGTTTTAGGCGATGCTGGAAGTTATCATGATTATGTCGCAGCTAACGTAACGAATTGGCTTGAGGTTTTTTCGGAACAAGGTTCTAACAAAAGATATTGGAGATTATATTTAGAAGCACAAGGTGCAGGAACATATCAACAAATAGCAAATATTTTTATTGGATTTCATTTTGAACATTCTGTCAATTGGGATTATGGCGATGGATTATTAGGCCCCGTATATGGTGTTGAAACAGGAGAAACGACAGGAGGTATTCGAAGGCGGCAGTTGAATCATGATAGGCGCAATATTTGGGAATACGGTTTTTCCTATATTGACGAAACGCATAAAACGAATATGGAAACATTTCTTGATAGTGTTTACGGTTCTTATTATCCGTTTTACATGGCGGATGAAAATGGAACTCTATATTATGTCGGACTTGTAAATAATGAATTTCCGTATAAACATATCCAATATCAGTTGTACGGAATTAGGTTACGAATAGAAGAAGAATTATAAGGAGTAACAAGATGAAAAAGTTTTTAACGTGGATGATTTTGATTTTTGCCGGGCAACTTTTGGCGCAAAACACGGTTTATGGGCCGCAAATCAAAAGAATATATTTAGATTCGACTGCGACAAAGGTTGTTTGGTTTGCTTTCCCTCCGGCTCCGGGATATGCTTTGGTTTCTCCTGATACATCAGTTGCTTACGCTAGTGGACAAACGGCAGTTATCAACCCTCCCGATGCAGTAAAATGGTCTGGCAATGCGACAGTTCGGATTACGCCAACATATTCAACTGCTGAGGAATCTGATTCTTTGCAGGTTTGGATAAAAGGAATCGGATACGATGGTAAGATAACATCTTTGACCGATTCGACATTCTGTGATTTTACCGGAGTGGAAACATATTGGACAAATACGGCAAATCAATGGCTCAATTGGACGTCTGGGAAAACTTATTATAGTGTTTTGAGTGGTCGTTTTGGGCCAGATGTAAAAGGATTTGGTGTGTATTTGCAACAAAAAGCATTTGATACGGTAACTGCCGATATTTACGTTTTGGTTGAATTGGTAATTTATTAAGGTATGGTCATGAAAAAATATTTGTTTATTTTATTCATAGTTTCATTGACATTCGCCAGAACGCAGAAATATGAGGTCGCTGATAAATGGGTAGCGTTTCTTGATAATATTGGCGATAATGGCCGATGGGCATTTGTCAAAAATGGATGGGGGGATTCCGTGAAAGTCGGAAAAGATTGGTATTGTCAATTTACTTTCCCAGTCGAGAAAATTTGGAATGATAACAATTTCAAAGCAATACAATTACCGCAGAACAATAAAGATTTAACATGGTATATTACTGCTGGAAAAGATTTATTTTGGCTGGAAGATACTTTATTGATCGACCCGGATATTGTTAAAGTTGTTGAGATATTGTATAAAGATGGAAAACAAAAATCCGAAAAGACTCTGATTAAGAAAAGTAAATACGATAAAATAGACTTGAAAAATATTGGTTCTGCGATAAAAGCGCAGAAACATTTCAGAGAAACGGATATTTATAAAGAAAAGAAAAAGGTAGAAAAGATAGACAAAAAGAATTGAGGGCAGAAAGACGACAAAAATGAAGAAAATTGCAATCCTTTTGCTTTTGCTTTCGACCGGGTTATTTGCACAAGGGTATGATGGTTATGCAAAAACAGGCCCCGTAACGGCTACGGATGGAAAATTCACTAGCGGCGTGACCATCGATGATACTCTTGGCGTTGATGGTAATGTAAGAGTGGGAGGTAAGGTTGTCATTACCGATTCATTGCGCGTTGAAAAGACTTCCATTTTCAAGGGGAATGTCACTATCACCGTCGATATTTTCGTCCAGGATTCATTGGCAGTGACTGGAAATGTGACAATCGGTGGGAAAATAATCGTTGATGATTCAGTCAGGATCGACGGGACGCTTAACAGTGACAACATATCCATCACGATGGACGATCCCTATATCTATTTCGACCCGACTACCGCCTCCGAATCGGCATGGTACATGGGGACAAATAATGATGGAAACAGCGCAGATAACGATGCTTTTGAAATCAGGCAAAGCGCGACGCCAGGTTCCAGTGTAGAATTGAGTCTGCAACCGGATGGCGATATGGTCTTGACGGGCGATCTTACCATTACCGGTGATGATCTCTTTATGACGACCAATACGAATAGGGCCGTCTTAATGGGAGACGGAACCAATTACAATCCAGAATTGATCGATTTAAGCACCGACACCGACGGAAATTATGTGACATCAGTCACCACATCAGCATTAACAGGTCTGACTGGCGGTGCGACGGCGGCGGAAAATGTTGCTATTACTTTGGGA